GTAAGCACAACAGAATTGCTTTTAAATAATATATCTGCATTAACTCAAGTAAGTAGTTATACTGTAATTAGAGATTCAAATGCAAGAAATACATTAATTTTAGGAAATTCAGATGCCCCACAAAATTTTTATGACAATACAGAGCATTATTTTAGAAATAGAGCAGGAACTATAACACAATTAATTATTAATTCTGCAGGCAACATAGGAATTGGAAACACAGACCCACAATATAAAACTCAAATTACAAGTACATCTGCAAATAATGTAACAAATGTATTAGGATTACATAATGGAAGCAATCCAGCAGGAGCTGGTACTGGAGTAAGATTGTTATTTAAACTATCCAATTTTGAAAGTGCTGCTGAAACAAGAAAATTTGCTTCTATTGAAGGTATAGCTACTGCTGATTATAATGAAGCTATTGATTTAGTATTTAAAACAAAAGCAAATAATTCTGACCCTGCAGAAAGATTAAGAATAAATAGTGTTGGAAGTGCTACATTTAGCAGTTTAGGCACTGGAACGGTAACAGCAACAAGTGGAACATTGTCTACTGTTTCTGATATGAATTTAAAAGATGAAGACGGATTTATAAATAATGCTTTAGAAAAAGTATTAAAGTTAAAACCAAGATATTTTCATTGGAAAGAGGAAAGTGGATTACCAACTGATTTAAGGCAGTTAGGATTCTATGCTCAAGAGGTAAATGAGGCATTAGGAGAAGAAGCTGCAAACACTCCAAAAACTGAAAATGACAAATGGGGTATTTATGATAGAGGTATGATTGCATTTTTAACTGCTGCTATGCAAGAGCAACAAGTTCAAATAGAAGAATTAAAAGCATTGATTGCAGCTAAATAATTTTACCTAAATTTGTAAAAATAACCAAATATGACAATAACATTAAACGCAGAGCAAATTAAGCAATTAGATGGCTTTTTTCAAGAGTTACCGACAAAGTATGGCTTACCCCTTATTAAGTTCTTTGGTGAGCTAAATGAGGCTCAAAATGGGCAACAAACGGATTCTAAAGAAGTAGAGGTAGAAGGATAATGAAAGACTGCGGATATGCTATACGAAAGGCTTATTTCGACAAGATAAATGCTAACAACTACGAGTTATCGGTATATGATACCATAGCTCCAGATGGTGCCGAGCCTCCATTCTTGTTGATAAGTTCTCAGACATCAGTAGAAAATAGCGACAAAACAAGCTATAACTTTGATGTAAGCATACAGTTTGACATTGTATATAGGACATTTAAGTCTGGAGAGGTAGGTCAGAAGTCAGTGGATGAATGGGCTAATGGCTTATTGGAAATCATAGGAGTAGCTCCTGCAGATTACCCAAATGCTTCTCCAGATTTCAAAATAGTTACAAGGAATATGGTGTCAAACCAGGCTACTTTTGACTATGTAGAAGAAACATATATTTTTAGAAGAGTTATAGTGGTAAATCACTTTGTAACTCAAACAACATAAATAACATAAAAAAACAAATAAAATGGCAACAACTGGTGTATTTAACGGAACCCTATTGGTAGTAAAGATAGGTGGAGTAGCTGTAGCTCACTCTACATCTTGTTCTTTATCAGTATCAACAGACTTACCAGATTCTACTACAAAAGATAGTGGCGGATGGGCGGCTCAAATTCAAGGACTTCGTTCTTGGTCAGTAACTACAGATGGTTTAGCGGTAATCGAATCTGCTGCTGCTGGTGTAAACGTAGAAGATTTATTTTCTTCTGTAAGTTCAAGAACTGATGTAACTTTGACTTTCTCTACTTTCGTAAGTGGTGACAAGATTTGGACTGGAACTGCACAAGTTGAGTCTTTAGACTTTACTGGTGACATGGAATCTCCAGCTACTTTCTCTGCATCATTCACTGGAACTGGAGCATTAGTGATGACTACCAACGCATAAACTAAAAACCAAAATATATGAGAGGACAATTTAACCTATCACTTTCTGATGGTAAGGTAATACCGCTACGTTTCTGTACATGGTCTTTAAAGAGATTCTGTCAGTTACAAGGTATTAGCCCAGCAGAGATAGGAACAGCTTTAAGTGGTGAATCTGCTTTAGACGCTATCGTTAATTTAGTAAAAGCTGCTGCTGAATACCCTTTTTACAAAGAAGGTAGAACGCCAGACTTTAAGGATATTGATGTATGCGATTGGATTGATGACATTGGTGGTATGGCTGGAGCACAATTCCAAGATATCATACTTGCATTATCTCAAAGCATGAATAGCGGATTAGAGCAACCTGGTTCTACGTCAACAGAGGCTGGTGAAGAAAAAAAAAATTAGAATGGATTGACATAGAAAGATATACAATGGGGGAGTGTCAAATACTTCCCCATTTGTTTTGGGAGATGACCATGGCTGAATTAGACTTTGTTTGGTATGGTTATAGGCATAAAGAAGAGCAAGAGTGGGTAAAAACAAGATGGCAAACTACCATACTTGTCAATATGCAGCTACCTAAAGGAAAGAAGGTAAAGCCTACCGAACTTTTAGAGTTAGATTGCGACAAGAGGAATAGAAAGAAGAATGTTAAGATAATGAGTAACGAAGAGTTACAAGAGGTTCTAAAGAAATACGAAAATATTAAACCAATATAATAATGGCGAATCAAGAAGGTATTGATATTATAATTAAGGCCACCGACCAGTACACAAAAACCATAAATAACATTACGGCTTCTAATGAGCTAATGGGTAAAAGTGTTAAGAGTGTTCAAAAGGAACTTGACGCAACTACCAAATTATGGACAACTCTTAGAGTACAAGGACTTGACCCTGCAAGTGCATCAATGAAGGTATTGAAAATGAATGCAGAGCAATTGACCTTTACTCTTAATTCAATGAAAACTGCTGCAACTGGAGCTGGTAATGCAATAAATGGAAGTGCAGGTGGTTTAAAAAAATCAAATCAATTATATACTAATCTTGCCTTGGTTGTACAAGATTTGCCTTATGGATTTAGAGGTATTCAAAATAACCTTCCTGCTTTGCTTGGTAGTATTGCAGGAGTTGGTGGTGCCGCATATTTAGCATTTTCAGCAATAATAGCTGGGTTTACTATGTGGGATGAAGCACAAAGAAAAAAAATAGCAGAAAATAAGAAACTTAAAGAAAGTGAAAATGAAGTAGCAGATTCAATAAATAAATCTACTGCAAGTGCTTATAGCGAAATCGCTTCAATAAAATCTTTAACAGAAATAGCACAAAACAATAATGTTTCTATGGCTAAAAGACTTCTTGCTGTAAAAAAATTGCAAGAAGAATATCCAGCTTATTTTGGTAATCTAAATAAAGAGAAAATATTAAGCGGTGAAGTAAAAACTGCTATTGATGGAGTAACAGTTTCTTTATTAGCGAGAGCAAAAGCAAGTGCTATTGAAGGGAAGATAGGAGAAATGGCTGCTCAAGATTTGACAGATAGTGAAAGAAAAAATACTTTGCAGGATGAGAATAATAAGTTAGTTGCCGAAAGAATTAAGTTACAAAATATAATTGACCCAGGAGAAGATAGAAAGACAGCTGAATATATTGCAAATAATTATAATAAGATAGTTTGGGCTGAAAATAGATTAGTTGAAATTAAAAAAATTAAATTAAAAAATGACCAAGAAATAGACGCACTTGGAGTTAAGTTAAATAATTCAACATTAAAACAAATTAATCTTCAGTATTTATTAAATGGTTTAAAAGGTGAGTCTATAGATTTAGATAAAACACTTTTAAAAACTGACAAGCCAAAAGATGTTAAGGAAGAAAAGCAAAAGACTTATGATTTATTAGCTTATACAAAAACATTTTATGATGCAAAGTTAGCTTATGCAGTTGATGATGAACAAAAGCAATTAGAAATATTAAATCAAGAGCAATTAGCTTATGATGGTATGTATGCTTTAAAGATAATTTCTGATATTGAATATGCAAAAAGGTCAGCAGAAATTTATAAGCAAATTTATGGTATTAGAACTAATTTACTTAAAGAACAAGAAACTGAATCAAAAAAAGTATCTGATAGAGAATTACAAAATTCTTTAGATTCATTAAAAATACAATCTGATGTAGCAACTAAAATAGCTAATTCAAGCGGTAAGGCTACTTCTGCTGAT